GGTATACCGCAAGCAACATGGCGGTGGCAAATTTTACGATCGCCGCAAATAGAGGCGAATATAACGGCGTAGACAAAGGCGCCGACTTTATACCTATTACGGCCTGGGGCAAGACGGCCGAGGCCATAGAAAAATACCTCCGCAAGGGGGATAAGGTGCTAGTGCGCGGGAGCATCCGCGTGGATAGTTACGAAAGCGGGAATGAGAGGAAGTATAGGACATATATAAACGCCGAGCAGGTGCAGTTTTTGCGAACGCAACGAAATGAGGCACGTGATATCCCAGGCGACGAGTTACATGTAGGTGGCGGGATCCCAGAGAACGTCATGCCGGAAGAGGGACAGGATATAGATATCCCATTTTAGGAGGGCGCCATGCACGAGGTTCTAGCAGCGAAGCCTATACAAGAGAGGGACGCGCTGAATGCTCTATACAGCCGAAAGCCCGCAGCAGAAATAACGCTGCCGGGGCTACCGCCGACGGTAAATCATGCATATCGCAGGCGCGGCCGTGGAGGCGGCATGTTCATGACGAAGGCCGCCAGGGAATGGAAAGAGGCAGCGGAGATGGCGTGTCGCGCGGGGTATAGAAAGCGAGCCCCGCTGGATGGGCGCCTGGCCGTTCTCATTGTGTTCGTGGTGAAAACCCGCGGACGATGGGACCTGGACAACCGCCTCAAAAGCCTGTTAGACGCGCTCACAGGCGCTGGAGTGTGGGAGGACGATAAACAGATTTGCCACATCACGGCGCACATCGAGGTGAAAGGAGACGTGGAAGGACCCCACACGAAAATCTATGTGTGGGAGCTCCAGAAGGGGGGCGCTCTATGAGGTTGAGCCGTGAGTTTTTCCGTGCCACCGAGGCGGCGCTTTACGCCTATCCCAGTATTCTGAAGCAGATCCGCGAGCGGGAGCGTTTTATTGAGGCACTATCTTACGCCTCGGCGGGATGCAATGACCCCGTACAAGGCGGGGTGAAGGTGGCGACACAGGAACGGGTATTTACGCGAAAAGAAAATGACATGCTATTGAACATGCTGCGCCTTCAGGCGTCGCACATAGAAAGCGCCATCAGCACTCTACCTGGAGAGGACCTGAAGAAGCTGGCGGAACTGAAATATTTTAGACAGGCGCCGCTATGCGACATCCTGGAGGTTCTAGCTATATCTGAAAGGGCATTCTACCGCATGCGCCGCAAGGTCGTGGAGCATTGCGCACCGTACGTGCTGGGACCATTTGGGTGGCTGTAACTTGGCAGAAAGTTGGCAGAAATAGAGGGTTATTCTGTGGTATCATATCTATGATGAGAAAGGCTGGGCCAAGAGCTCGGCCTTTTTCTTTTCCCCCTTTCCCCCTTGGGTGGCGCGTCATTACGGCGCGCCTTTTTTATATGCGTTATATGGGTTGAGGGAGCGTAAGGGCGCAAACCGCTATAGAAGGCGGAGGATGGGGCCGGCGGTTTAAACACAGAGGGGTGAAGCAATGCCACGCAAACCAGGTGAACAGTTCCGAAGGAAACCCAAGCGACGATATGAGCGCATATATGACATACAGAGGGGCAGCCCGGCGGAGCGGGGGTACGACACACAATGGCGAAAAGTGAGAAAGCAGAAACTACAAGAGCAGCCTTTGTGTGAGGTTTGTTTGAGGGCCGGGTATGTCACACCAGCAACAGAGGTTCATCACATTGTGCCTGTTTCTGAGGGCGGCGATGTGTACGCCTGGGACAATCTTATGTCGGTTTGTCATTCATGCCACATGAAAATTCACGCGGAGATGGAAAGCAAAGAGGGGTAGGGGGGGTTAAATCCCTGGTGCTGGCGGGCTTGACACCGCGCGCAGGCCTTCGCGTGAAATTCCGCGAAATTCCACGAGGGGGTGAAAACAGGCATGGCAACAAGAGGGCGCAAGCCAAAGCCGAAAGCGATAAAAGAGCTAGAGGGAAACCCCGGCAAAAGGCCCTTGCCAAATGAGCCCACATTTGGGGCCTGTTTCCCGGCAGAGCCGCCTAAATGGCTATCAAAAGAGGCAAAACGGTTGTGGGGCGAGCTTGTGCCGCTACTACAAAGTGTGCCGGGCCTGCTGCAATCGGCCGACGTTTCGGCGGTGGAGCTGCTATGTGAAAGCTACGCGCAATGGAAAGAGGCGTCAAAGGTGCTCCAGGAAAACGGGCAGACGTTCACGACGCCGAACGGGTACATTCAGCAGAGGCCCGAGGTGGCTATCGCGCAAAAATGCGCCAAGCTGGTTAAAGAGCTTTGTTCTGAGTTCGGCCTAACGCCGTCGAGCCGTAGCCGCATCAATCTAAAACTGCCCGAAAGTGATGACGGGTTCGATGAATTCTAGGCCGTGATGTGTAGATGGCGAAACTGGCGAAACTGAAAACGCGGTTACGGGAGGCGAAAAAACAAGGGTGGGCCAAGTGGATTAAGAGCGAGGCGGACGAACGGGCGGTTTTGCATGGGTGTTATTTTGACGAGGCGGCCGCGAACAGGGTTGCTCAATTTTTCCCGCGGTTTTTGCGGCATTCTAAGGGGCAATGGGCCGGGCAGCCGTTTTATTTGCTGCCATGGCAGGAAGAGGGCATAATAAAGCCCTTGTTTGGGTGGAAACGGCCCGATGGGTTCAGGCGATACAGGACGGCATATATCGAAATTCCCAAGAAAAACGGGAAATCAACGTTATGCGCGGGCCTGGCGCTGTATCTACTCACGAAAGATAACGAACCGGGCGCGGAGATATACAGTGCGGCAGCCGACAGAGCACAGGCGTCTATCGTCTACAACGAGGCGGCGGCCATGATGAAGTCATCGCCACCATTGAGGAAACGGCTTAAAAACATCCCGTCACAAAAGGTTATCACGTATGAGGCGACTAACAGTTTCTACAAGGTTTTATCAGCCGACGCGTACACAAAAGAGGGCCTAAATATACATGGGTTACTGTTCGATGAGCTGCACGCGCAAAAGAGCCGGGAGCTATGGGACACGCTAGTTTATGGAGGCGCGGCAAGGCGGCAGCCGCTCTTAATCGCCATTACAACGGCGGGGACGGATAAAAACAGCATTTGCTATGAACAGCACGAATACGCGGTAAAAGTTGCGGACGGAACAATCGAGGACGATACGTTTTTCCCGTTCGTTCTATGTGCTGATGAGCTTAAGGACGATTGGGAGGACCCGGAAGTTTGGAAACGGGTTAATCCAAGTTTGGGCATAACGATATCCTGGGAGAGTTTTGAGGCGGACTTCAGGGCCGCGAAAGAAAGCCCGAGAAAGCAAAACGCATTCAAGCGATATCGGTTAAACATTTGGACCTCAACAGAAACACGATGGTTGGATATGGCCAAATGGGATGCATGCGACGCGGCGCCGGAGTTTCCGGAAAATGAGCCGTGTTATTTGGGCCTCGACCTTTCAAGCACAACAGATATCACCGCGGCCGCTCTGTTCTGCCCTAAGACCGGCGGCGTGAAGGTGTGGTCATGGATACCCCAAGAGAACATGGACGTTAGGGAGCGCCGGGACAAGGTGCCCTTTTCGCAATGGGCCCGGGATGGGTGGATAACGCCGACGCCGGGCAATGTAGTGGACTACGCATTTATCCGTAAGACGATAAACGACATAAAGGCGCAATATCCGGGGCTAAAAACAATCGGCTATGACGAATGGAATGCCACACAGTTAGCCCTACAGCTAGAGCAAGAGGACGGTATGTCTGTTATGCCGATACGGCAGGGGTTCCGAACATTGTCACCGGCATGCAAGGAGCTTGAAAAGCTAGTCATGGACGGGAAATTGAGGCATGGAGGAAACCCGGTCTTAAGATGGGCCATTAATAACGTGGTCATTCAGAGCGACCCGAACGACAACATAAGGCCGGTCAAGAACAAGGCAACAGAGCGCATAGACCCGGCGGTGGCGCTCATTATTGCAATCGCCGCATGGCAGCAGATGCAGGCGATAGAAGAAGCAGAGAGCGTATATGAAAGCCGCGGAGTGCTGGCGATATAGGGAGGTGAGAAAGTGGGAATTATACAGCGCATAAAAGGGGTTTTCCAGAAAAGGAGCACTAATAGTTTAGAAAACCCCGCAAACTGGCTGGTGCGGTTTTTTGCAGGGGCGCAATCCGCTACAGGGCTTAATATCTCAGAGGACGACATGCTGCGGGTTTCTGCCGTTTTTTCTTGCATAAATCTGATCTCAAACACTATTGCATCGCTGCCGTTTCCCGTATATCGCCGGCTGCAGCCGCGGGGCAAGGAAAAGGCAAGAGACCATTACCTGTACGACATTTTGGTGTATGAGCCAAACCCAGAGATGACCGCGTTCGACTTCAGGAAGACAATGCAGGTTCAGCTAGAGTTGTACGGCAATGCATATGCAAACATTGTATATGACAGGGCGGGTAGAGTAAAAGAGCTATGGCCAATCCCGTCGCCGTACGTGAAAGTGGTTAGAACAGACGCAGGGGAGTTGGTGGGATACGAGATCGCGGTTCCAGGAGACGGTGTGAAGCGAGTTGCGCCGCAAGAGATGTTCCATTTACGCGGGCTTGGTGATGGTTATGTTGGTTTTAAGCCGCTGCAATATGCCCGAGAAATAATCGGGCTGGCCTTAGCTACAGAGCAATACGGCGCGGAATTCTTCGCCAATGGGGCCGTTGCGTCGGGCATCGTGGAGATCCCGGGGCGGCTGTCGCCAGAGGCGCTAGAGAAATTTAAACGCGACTTCAGGCAGAAATACGAAGGCCTTGGGAGGCAGCACAGAATTTTATTTTTAGAGCAAGGCCTGAAGTTTCACCAGATGACTATCCAGAACGACAATGCACAGTTTCTGGAAACCCGCAAATACCAGGTGGAGGAAGTGGCCCGATTTTTCGGAGTGCCACCGCATAAGGTCGGGGCCCTGGACCGTGCGACATTCTCCAACATCGAGCATCAGGCCATGGAGTTTGTGCAGGACTGCATCCGACCGCGGGTGGTGAATTGGGAGCAGCAGGTGCGCCGCCAGCTATTTAGAGAGGCCGACAAGGGCAAATATTTTGCAGAGTTTATTCTTGGAGGTCTGTTGCGGGGCGACGCAAAAACCAGGGCGGAGTACTACCGCGTGGGCCGTAACGATGGGTGGTTGAGCGCAAATGACATCAGGGAGCTGGAGAATATGAACCCAATTCCGCCGGAGCAGGGCGGGGATGAGTATCTAATTAACGCGAACATGGTTCCTATAAGGGCAACACTACAAGAAAAGGGAGGCGAAACGGATGCCGGTAACTAGAGACATTGAGCGCCGTTTTATACACACCGCAATTGAGTTCAGAGCCGATGACGCCGAGCCTGTGATCGCTGGATATGCGGCGGTGTTCAATGAATTATCCGAGGACCTAGGGGGGTTCCGGGAGGTGATCATGCCCGGGGCATTTGCCGACGCGCTAAAAGCATCAGACATCCGGGCCCTGTTTAATCACGATCCGTCACAGATTGTGGCCAGGACAAAAAACGGCACTCTGCGCGTGTGGGAAGACGATAAGGGCCTTCGATATGAATTCACGCCGAACATGAAGACACAGGCCGGGCGTGATTTAGTTGAGCTGGTCAAAAGAGGTGATGTGGATCAATCTAGCTTTGCCTTTTCGATGGATGGTGGAGTGGAGGAGTGGGACGACAGCGGGGAAATTCCCATTCGTAGGATTAAGAAGGTGGCGAGGCTGTATGACGTCTCACCTGTAACATATCCGGCATATCCCGCGACAGAGGTACAGGTTGCGCGATCTGTTTTTGACGCGCTGGAGGAAATGAGGGCGAGAAAGAGGCAAGAGGAAGAGACAAGACTGGCAGAAATTAGGAGAAAAAACCAATTCCGCCGTATGAGGGCGGACTTAAATTTTTTAAGGGAGGTCATGTAACAATGAGTGTTAAGGCGTTGCTTGAAAAAAGAGCTAATGTATGGGAGCAGGCTAAAGCGCTGATAGACAGGGCGGAGGCCGAGAACAGGGACTTTACCGCGGAGGAAAAGGAACAATATGACAAGATGATGGCCGAAATGGACGAGCTGGCCAAGAGAGCGCAAAGGCTTGAGGAGGCCGAGCGTTTGGAAAAAGAGCTGCAAGCCAGGGCCAATGAGCCTATCAAGGCTGGAGTTCCTGGGGCAACCCCAGAGAAAGACAAAAGAGAGGCCGTGATGGCTGCATTTAGAACCTATCTACAGACGGGAATTGTACAGCCTGAATTGCGCGACCTTGCGGCAGGTGTGGACGCATCCGGTGGGTATCTTGTGGCGCCGGAGGAGTTTGTCGCCGAGGTCATAAAGGATATCGACAACGTCACTTTTGTGCGCAGGATCGCAAATGCCATACCGCTGAAGACGTCCGACAGCCTGGGTGTTCCTACGCTGGACACCGATCTGTCAGATCCTGACTGGACCACCGAGGTTGGGGCCATCAGCGCTGATGCCAGCATGGCATTTGGCAAGAGGAGCCTTACCCCTCAGTTGCTAACCAAGCTGGTGAAGGTGTCTATGAAGCTTTTGAGGGTTTCTGCAGTACCCGCGGAGCAGTTCGTGAGGCAGCGACTGGCCTACAAGTTTGGCGCCGCTCTTGAGAACAACTTCTTAAACGGCGACGGCAGCGGCAAGCCCCTCGGTGTGTTTGTGGCTGACGCAAATGGTATCACTACCAACAGAGATGTAACCGACGGCAACACCACCACCGCTATATCCGCTGACAGCATCATTGCCGCGAAGTATGCACTGAAAGAGGGATATAGGCGAAATGCAAAATGGATATTCCACCGCGACGTTTTGAAAGAGATAGCCAAGCTGAAAGACAGCGACGGTCAGTATCTATGGAGGCCCGGACTTACATCTGGACAGCCCGACACTTTGAGCGGGTTGCCTGTCTTTGAGAGTGAGTACGCGCCAAACACACTGAGTGCTGGCGCTTATGTTGGTATTTTGGGCGACTTCAGCTATTACTGGATTGCGGAGCTGCAGGCCTTGGAGATCCAGAGGCTGAACGAGCTTTATGCCGCAAATTCGCAGGTAGGTTTCATCGGCAGATTGTGGGCCGACGGTCAGCCTGTGTTTGAGAATGCATTTGCAAGAATTCAGTTGGCAGTTTAGCGAAATAGGGCCGGGGTTTTCCCCGGCCTTTTAGAGAAGGGAGGGGCAAAATGAAGGTACGAATGAAAAAAACAGCCTCGGGCCCCTGGGGCGTACTGCTTGTGGGGAAAGTATACGACATCGGCCCCGACCTTGCGCAAGCGCTGGAGAGTGTGGGAGCGGTGGAGGTCCTGGAGCCGAAGCCCGAAGAGGCGGCCGCTATAGAGCCAGAAGAAAAAACCATCATGCCCAAACCGCGGCCAAAGAAGCGGGGAAAGAAGTGAGGGGGCGCAGGTTATGGGGTTGTATCTGAAAACACAGCCCACATTTGAGCCGGTAACCTTGGGCGAGGCAAAGGCCCATTTGCGGGTGACACATGCGGAGGACGACACATACATAACCCACCTCATTACCGTGGCCCGCACTCATGCAGAGCGCTATCTTGGCGGCGCAATCCCAAAGCAGACGTGGGTTTGGACCCTGGACGCCTGGCCGGTGTTTCCTGTAGATGTTCCAAAGCCACCGCTGCTGTCTGTGGTGTCTTTTTCATACACCGACAGCGCCGGCATCACTCATGACGTGAGCGCGTCAGGCTACACGGTGGACACCGAAAACATGCCTGGACGCATATACTACGAGCCTCCAGCAGCCGCGCTGGCAGATATAAAAGGTGTTCGCATCGAGTTTGAGGCCGGATATAAGAGCGCGGACGATATCCCGGCCGACATAAAGCACGCAATATTGCTGCTGGTGGGGCATTGGTACGAGAACAGGGAGGATGTAGCGCCAGATCGCCTCACTATGGTGCCTCGATGCGTGGATGCGCTGCTTAACCCGTGGAGGGTGTGGCCGATATGAGGATAGGTGAGCTGAGAGAAAAAATAACGGTGTATCGCGACAGCATGGCGCCGGATGGCATGGGCGGGTATACAAAAACGCGCAATGAGCTAATAAGCGCCTGGGCAAAGGTGGAAACGCCGGCCTCTGCATACCAGCAAGTGGCCGGGCAGGATGTAGAAATGAGAACACACACAATCACGATACGGTTCATATCAGGGGGGCCAAAGGCGGGCGACATAGTTGAGTGGCAAGGCGAGTTTTTGCGGGTTTTGGGCGTTCGATATGATGACCGACGGCGGTTTTGTATCATGGAATGCCGGCCGGAGGTGGGGTAAATGGCGATTGAAATTCACGTTGAGGGCTTGGACGATGTTTTAAAAGAGTTGCGCAATGCGCCAAAAGAGGCAAAAAGGGAAGTTGCGCAAGTCTTGCGGGAGGCGGCGATAGAAATAAGAGACGATGCCCGCCGGCGATGCCCGGTTGAGACGGGGGCCCTACAGCGCAGCGTGCGGTACTCTGTATCAAAGAAAAAGCTGGAGGCCCGGGTGTATGCAGGAGGGAAAGTAGGCGGCGAGGATGTTTTTTATGCGCCTTTTGTGGAGTTCGGAACAAAACATGCGCAAGCAAAGCCGTTTCTGTTTCCAGCAGCGAGAGCAAGAGAAAAAGAAACTATGGCAGAGCTAGAAGAGGCCCTTTTGCGGGCAATGGAGGCGGTATAAATGGCATATATTAGCACGTTCCAGGGCCTGTATGATACGTTGACCGCCTCGAGCGAGCTGATGGCAAAAGTAACGGGCGTGTTTGATGCATTGCCGCATGAGCAACCGTCGCCTTACATAGTGCTGGGGGCCATGCAGGCCCTACCAGGGCGGCTACTCGATGAAAGCGAACATGCCTGGAGCCTCGATATCCACATTTGGAGCGCGTACCAGGGCCGCAAAGAGGTTTTAGAGATAGTGGACATTCTAAAGGGCGTTTTGAGCGGCTATTTTTTCGAGGAGTTAGTGGTGCAAGAGGACCCGACAGGATGGTACCACGGAATTTTGACGGTTAGAGGATATTTGAAATAATTAAAGGAGGGCGCAAAAATGGCGGTACATGAGGGAAAATATGCAATTGTCCAAATTGACGTGAGCGGGACACCTACGCAGTTTGGCGAGGTGCGCAGCTACACACTAGAAATCACATCGAACACGATAGACGTTTCAACTATTGGAACAGATTGGAAGGCGTATCTAAGAGGGCAGAGGAGCTGGAGCGGGACTATAGAATGTTTCTATGACCCGACCGATGCCGCGCAAGCAGAGCTAGAAAGCCTTGTCGATGCGGGTTCAACTATTCATTTGACCTTTTTAGACCTAGGGACCGGTTCAGGAAACCCGCAGAAAGAGGGCGACGCGGTAGTGACAGGCGTTACCACCACGGTTACCACCGAGGACGCAATAGGTCTTTCAATATCGTTCCAGGGAACCGGCCCGCTCACGGTAAGCACACAGGCGTAATAGCGGGGTGATTATATGGGCGTAGTATTAGGCGGCAAAAAAAGAGAGTTGAAATATAGTGTCAACGCGGTAAGAGAGCTAATCAAGGCAACAGGCAAGACGCCGGCCGAGCTTTTGGGTGGAGGGCTAGACCCAACTGACCTCGAGACCGGCGTTAAACTAATATGGGGTGGTTTGCTGCACGAAAACCCAAAGCTGAAACCCGAGACGGTGGGGGACTGGCTAGACGCGGCAGAGGGTGTATATGCTGAGGCCCTCACAGAGGCCGCGGCGGCCTTGATGAGAACATTTGAGAAGCAATTCAACACAACGGCTGAAGTAGGCGACGAGGAAGACGCAAAAAACTAACACCGGGGGACTGGGCGCAGCTATGCCAAGAGCTGGCATTATACGCGCTTGGTCCCCTGGGCCTTTCACATGCCGACCTATGGCAGATGGAGTGGGGAGAGCTAGAGGACCTTATTTATGCGTGGCGATATAAAGAATATCTAGAGTATAAGAAAATAGCCCACCTGGCCGCATGGCTTTTAAACGGTTCCGGAAACTTAAAAATACCTATCCGGGCAGATGAGCTTGTGGGCCGGTGGGTTGACGGCGTGGTTATGAGTGAAAAGCAATATAGGGAATATGTGAAAAAGAAAGTGAGACAGAAAAAAGCGGCCGTTGAGGAGGTGTAGGGATGGCAAAGAGGATAACGTATGTGTTCGGCGCGGACCTTTCAGAGCTTGAACGGTCATGGCGCAAAATAGAGAAAAACATGCAACGCCTATCAAGGCAAATGCGAACATATGGCGCCGCCATGACCAAAGCCTTTACGGTACCTTTGGCCGGTATCGGTTCCGCCGCCTCAAAGGCCGCGCTCGATGTAGAAAAAGCATTTTCTATTATTGCCCGGGGGACCGGGGCGCAAGGGCAAGAGCTAAAGGCCCTTGAGGACACCTGGCGGAAAATGGCGGGCAATGTGACGCAATCCTTTGAGGAGAGCGCGCAAGTTCTAGCAGACTACAACACGCGCCTGGGGCTTACGGGCAAGGCTCTGGCGGAAGTGTCCGAGAAGGCCCTAAATATGGCCCGTATGCTGGGCGAGGACGTCGGCGGTGTAGTGGCGCAATCGTCGAAAGCAATTCAGGATTGGGGCGTTGATGCCCAAAATATGGCCTCTTTCCTGGATAAGCTGTTTATGGCGGCGCAACAGACCGGCATAAGTGTATCGAAACTATCGGAGGGCCTATATAAATACGGTTCGCCGATGCGGGCCTTGGGGTTTGATGTAGATACAGCTATTGCGACCTTGGCAAACTTTGAAAAAGCAGGTGTAAACGTCGAGCTTGTTTTAGGCGCCTTAAGGCAAGGCCTAGCCAAAATGGCGAGAGAAGGAATACCCGAGGCGGATAAAGCGTTTGCCGAGCTATTATCACGGATACGAAACGCAGCGACGGACACAGAAGCAACGCGCCTGGCCATAGAAACGTTTGGTTCCAGGGCGGGCCCGGACCTGGCCATGGCTATTAGAGAGGGCCGTTTTTCGGTAGATAAATTGGTCGAGAGCCTACAAAAGGCCGACGGTGTTATAGACACAACAACACAGAGCACAGAGACTTTCGGCGAGAAATGGGCAAAAGTCAAAAATAAGGTGCTATTGGCCCTCGAGCCGATAGGCCGACAGATTATGGATGTGGCCGAAAATGCCATGCCAAAAATTGAGGGCGCCGTTTCGTCCATGGCCGAGAAAATCGCGAAAATGAGCGACGAAACGAAGCAAAAACTACTTGCACTTGCCGGCGTTATGGCGGTGGGTGGTCCGTTGCTGATGGCGATTAGCGCCGTGGTTAGTTCTCTTTCCACGTTGGCCGGGGCGTTTGTAGCCCTTGTATCCGGACCGGCGGCGCCGATAGCCCTTACAATTGCGGGCATTTATGCGCTTATTAAGGCCTATCAGGACCTGGACGCAGTCCAAAAGAAAGTAACGGGCATGACACCGGACGAGGTCCTCGAGCGGAATAAATACCTACAAAAAGCGGGTGAAATTTTCCATGAGCGCCACGGGAAATATCCCGTCACAGCGCAAGACTTTGAGGAAGTCAATAAAATCATCGATGAGCTTATGCCCAAAACGAAAGAGGCGCAAACACAGGTTGGTGACTTGGGCAAGGAAATTGAAGAAAGCATAAGAAATATCACCAAACAGGTAAACGACGCAATAAACACCACGACGGAAGAGGCCATTATCCCGGCGCTCACAAATATCGGAGAAAAAACAGACGAGCTAGGGAAAAAGGCGGCAGAGGTTCGCGACAAGTATAACGAAATGCTGGATGCCATACGCATTGCAGAGGCGGAGGCGGCATATGCGTTTCAATACGAAGGCGGGCCCATGCCCATGTCCATGTGGAAAGAGCAGGAATGGAACAGCAGCGAGTTGAGACAGGCCCAAGAGATAGGGCGCCGGGTGGCGGCGACACTAGAGGAAACAAAACGGAAAACTTCCGAGGTGGGCAATGCATTTGACCAGCTAGTGACAAAATCGGATATGTGGGCAAAATCCTTAACAGACGGGATCGCGGATGCGATTGTACAAGGGCGAAGCTTATCCAGTGTTTTGCAGCAAATAGCGGCACAGCTGGCCAAAATGGTACTCAGTAAGGCCTTGACGGGGTTATTTGGAGGATTTGTCTCATTGTTCCATGAAGGCGGTATCGTAGGCGAAGAGGGCGTGCGGACGAAACTGCCGCGCTATCATTCAGGAGGCCTTGTGGGGAGTAACGAAGAGCTTGCGGTGCTGCGCAAGGGCGAGGGCGTGTTCACGCCCGGCCAGATGCGGGCTTTGGGGAGTGCTGGAGGCGAAACGATCAACGTGACGATGAACATCAACGCTATTGACGCGCGATCTGTGGTCGAATTTTTCCGAGGCAACAAGGGCATGATCGAATCGCTTGTCGTCGAATCCATACATCGCGACGGCACGCTGAGAAAAGTTATAAAGGGGTTGGTGTAAATGCCGAGAGGATCCGCAGTTTTCAATGAGGCGGCTGGCAGCGAGACCATCGAGGACGTCATCTTTGTGCGGGTGCTGAACCTGCCAAGACTGGATGACCCGGCCACCACGGTCAGCCTGTATATGACTGATGCCAATGAGGCTATCACATTCTATGACGAGGACGGGTTTCCGCAGACATACGAACCTGTAGGCTTGACGTACGATCCTGTCGAGCAGACTACCGAGAACACAATCGATTCCGCCGTCATCAGACTGGATAACGTAAACCGAGACTTCTCAGCATACGCACAATATTACAGAGTGCAGGACACGGAAGTACATGTACTAAGAGGTTTGCGAAGCGTTCTTGATACGCCTAACGGAGCACAGTTATTGTTTGTTGGGTTTATCCAGCAGGCGATAATCAGCGAGCACTGGATTGAGTTTTCCATATGGCCTGACTACACGCTAGAACTAAAGGTGCCACGCCGGCGTTACTGGGTAAACCTGTTTCCATACCTGCCAGCAAGCAAGGATGTTCGCTATGTGCAGCGCGTATGACGTCGAACGACTGATAGGCATTCCATGGGGCTACGGGCCACCACCTGAAAGCGCTGATTGTATATCACTGGCAGTATATTGCCAAAAGGTTTTATTTGGCAACGATGTCGCGATTAATAAAACTGACTTAGATTCCTTTCGCGGAAAAATTTCTGAATTTGGATTAGATGATCTCAGGGTTGTTTTGTCAAGTTTCGCCTACCCTGTAAACAACCCTGACAAAGGTGATGTAGCGGTTATTAGGCTTGGTGAATATGGACATATCGCCACCTTGATAGATAAGTGGCATATATTACATATTTTGGTGGCGCGCAAGAGCCGGGTCAGTAAATTATCTAAATGGCCTATTGATAGTTTTTGGCGAGTAAGGAGGGCGTGACATGGGTGTTGGCGCATTAATCGGGTCAGCAGTAGGCATGGCAGCAGGTGCGGCCGGATGGGTTTTAGCAGGTTTCACCGCTGGCACTATGTGGATTGCCGGGGCCGCAATCGGGTCGCTGTTCGATTCTCCGGACGTTGGCTTTGATTTACAATCACCTACCTACTCCTTCGGGCCGGCGCAGAACACAAAAACGCAGATACTGCCTATACCTATTGTATACGGCCGCAACCGCGTAGCAGGGAATATTTTCTATGAGAACTTTTTGGACGACCAAAAAACAGAGGTAGTGCGCATGATTGGCATATCAGAAGGGCCGGTGCATAGTATCACTAGTGTGAAGGCCGACGACGTCAATCCTGCCACGCTGGATGGTTGTGCTGTCTACACATACACGAACACGACAGCCTCCACAACCACACCACTAGACCCGGCCGGGACAAGGCCATATCCGAACGACCTGGCGATGGTTGCCGTGAAGCTAAAAGCACAGGAAAAGCTTCGTGGCGCTGGCGTTATAACGTCAATCGTCGAAGGTAGGACGGTATGGACGCCGGACGGAGTGAAATTCTCGCGTAATCCGGCATGGATAATCCGGGACCTGCTGACAAACACCAGATACGGGCTTGGCATTCCTGAGGACAGACTTGACGATACGTCATTCGAAGAGGTGGCGGCTTACTGTGACGAACTGGTGGACGGCGAGCCACGCTTTACGCTTGATTATGTCATAGACAACGATCGACCTGCGCATGATGTCTTGAAAGACATGCTGGCCTGCTTCCGTGGCTTTATTAAACGAAGAAACAAAATATCGCTTTGTGTTGATGCACCAGTGCCAACATATTATAAAGCTATTGGACCGGACAACATCGTGAAGGGTTCTTTTTCTTGGTGGCAGAAGCCGCAAAGCG